TTGGAATGTTTGAAGCAGAGCCAAACGTATTAATGATATTACCATTTTTATCTGCCAGCATAAAGGCTTCGAACAACGTTTTGTTGTCCTGCATATATGCCTGCTCATTTTTATTCCACATCGCCATTTTACTTCTCCCACCCCTTTATATATTTGTCTGAAAAGTTGGCTTGACTAAATTCTAATCTATCAATTAACTTAACTGCGTTTTTACCCATCTTATCAATAGCAACAAATCCTTCTTGAGATGTTACTTGATAACCATCAGCAGTTTTAAGTAATGTGCCAACTTGTTTTGCTTTATCTAGTTTTGCGATTACCATATGTTTAGCATCGATAATCATATTGTATAATTCGAATACTGCTACTAATTGAGCAGGTTTTGTCTTCTTAAAGTATTCTAATGTAGCGTCTCTTTTACCGCGTTGTGTCGCTTTACCTTTTTCAGACTTACGTTTATCTTCTTCGGATTTATAATATCTAGTAATATAATTCTGTAAATCTCTTACGAATGCTTTTGGATTCTTAATTCTTTCGCCAGCTCTAATTTTACTATTAACGAATACTTTTGTTTTTGCTAAAGTATCTGGCTCTAATGCAATACCATCAAGTGTTTCTCTTCGTATAGTTCTAAAATGTTTACCAGCCGCAGATAGAATCTTATTAAGAGCCTCTGTTTCTTTCTTTGTAAAGTTTGCTGTACCTGATATATCTTTATATGATGCGTCTACTGACCAGATTTGTTTTGGGCTCTTAAGATTAGATGCAATCTCCTCTCCAAAACTTGCAGACATTTCTTCAAAGCTTGATCCTCTGTAGACTGTGTGCCATACCACACCGACCTTGGATCCGAGTATTTGTTTGCCGAGTTCTGAGTTTTTAGGTACCGCGTAAACAATCGTATTAGGATGGAAAGTAATATGCGGTTCACCTTCAATGTCCACCACTTTGAGATCAGATTTATCATATAAAAAGTCACCTTGTACTACGCCCTTAATACCAAGCTTTGGAAACTCAGCAAGAGCTAATTTTAATTTCGAATTCAAACTATCTTTGCCTTTTGTATCAGCGTCGATGTCTGCATTAGTTTTATATACCATTGGGTTCTTATTAAAGATACCCTTTTTAGCAACAAAGAACTTACCATCACTTGGATCAGTTCCACAAAAGATAGCAGGAGCTCCGTCCCATTTAACCGATACATTAACTTTTGACTTAGCAGTACCAGCCAACATATCTCTTAATGAACGTAAGAAATTAATAGCATCTCTTGTACCATTAACACCGTGATTCAATATAGAATCTTCGAGATGTTCCATGTGCGTATTTTTGTTTTCAGCCAAAAACTGTTTAAACGTGTGCATTAATTAGTTACCTTCATTTTAAAACCTAACTTATTCTTAGCTGCATATCCTGCCCAACCAAATTGGAACTCAGCATCTTTAAAGTAGTTATGTTTAATCTTAATTGCTACTTTTGATACATTAACATTAACTTGTATTAACGTAACCTGTCTTGCTACTCTTGTAAGCGAGTCTTGAATGTCTTTATCGGCGTTTAAAACTTTCCATATGTTTTCTCCTAATGGTGATAACACAAGTCTTAAAGCGTCTCCCTCGTCATTTTTAATTCGATCTGTAAGAGTAGTATTCATTGAACGCCAAAATGGTTCAAGTACTCTTATAAGATCTTCACGAGGCATATTATCTACAAAGTTTAATACAGTATCTAAATTAACATTTGGAACTCTTACGCCCATAATTCTAGCAAGTATTCTTACCGGCTCTGTATCCATATATTTATGGAGTTCAAACATTTGCTCTTTCATAGGGTATTCATTAACGATTTTAAATATAGCCAATGATGGTTCATTAGTCATATCGTTTCTATCAGCAGATTTAGCCCTACGGTTAATTGCATCAATAATGTTTTGTATGGTAACTTTACCGCCACCACCAGATTTTACTGATATTGGATATTTGATTCCAAAGCGAATTGCATAGAAATCAATAAGTCTTTCGTTACTTGCTTTTGGAAAGTGAACTTCTTTAAATCTTAAATTACTTACAGTCCAAATTGCGGCAAGTATTTCACCAAAGTCAGCTGATACCTTTGCAAGATCTTTAACAGCAAAATTGTTTTCGTTTCGTATATTGTCACCAGAACCTGCTGATCGCCACATCATATCAGTAAGTTGTTTAGCAGTTGCAGGATCATACATCCCACGTAACTTTGCACCCACTGTCTGAATGATATTTGGTACAGTAAGAGTCTTACCTGCAAGACCAAGATTATCCGGTGTTAAATCTTTGTTCCCAAACAGTTGTGCTCCTTTAACAGAAGCTGAAGGAGCATTATTTACCCAAGGTATAGTCGAACCACGAGGTATACTTGGTGATAATTGTTTAGTTGCTACTAATAAAACAGTAGGAAACTTATCAGATATAGGAGTCAGTGGATATTCACGAACTTCAATACCATACTTCTTAAGTAGTTTTCTATGGTTAGCTTCAGAATCTGTTACTGGAAAACGGACATGAAAAGCTCCTCGAGAGGAGTTAGTGAACTTAACCATTGGAAAAGACCGACGAATATAGGCTTTAAACTCGCGTGTTGACTTATCCACCTTAGCCTCGTTTAAATAGGTTTTGAATGAATGCAATGTATCATTCCTGTATTAAATAATTATTTAAACCTATTTATAATATTAAGAGATGCCTCCGGCACTGAACATTGTTTTCTTAGAACCTTGACCAAACGCAGTTTTATCGAAAGCAGCAGTATCATCGTTACCAGCCGATGGAGCGAATGATGCAGTGTTTGCAGCACTTGTACCACCAATACCACGTTGAGCGCTATCTTCAAGATCATATATTTGCATCTTTGATCGATCAATACCAACTACAAATCTACGATAATAACCAAGATCACCCCATCGATTTTTAAGTTGTTTGATCATTAACTGACCAAGATTATCAAGTTCTTCAGTAGTTACAAGACCTAAGATACAATCTGCGGTATGAGTAATACCCATACTCTCTGAAGTATTAGTAAGGTCAACATCAGAATTCCCATAGCCGTCACGATTGAACTGAGACGAAGTAACCACAGCACAATTGTATTCCATTGCAAGACCACGTACCTCCTCGGCAATTGATTTTACGAGTGTATAACTATTTGCAGCTGCCGCGCCTTTAACTCGAGACGATGCACAAATATTAAGGTAATCAATAAAGATTACATCAGGCGTAAAATTCTTTTTCATTTTAAGTTCATTAAGCAAATGACGGAAGTGACCGACATGAGCAGAACCAGTTGGATATTCTTTTACAACAAGCTTACCAGTACATTTTGATTTAATACGATCCATGCGTTTGTTGTAAACATCTCGTGGTAATAGCTTAAGTTCATCAAGAGTTACGTCCATCATATTAGCATCAATACGTTCAGCAATTCTTTCTTCAGCCATTTCCATAGTAATATAAAGACAGTTTTTGCCAGTCATTAGATAACTTGCAGCGGCGTGACATTTTACAAGAGATTTACCACCGCCTGTAGTTGCCAATAATACTGTCATAGATTTACGAGGTAAACCACCTTTAGTAACTTTGTTTAATAGATCAATATCGAACGGCATACGTTCTTCTTTACGATGATAAAATTCATAACGAGCTTCGGAATCATCAATAAAATCGTGACCCACCGATGTATCAAAAGATATACCAAGAGAGTCAGATAATAGATTAGGAATAGAACCTTTGTCGTTTGTTTTATCTTCGCCATCCATAATAAGAATAGCTTTACGAATTGAATTAAATAGATCTTTATCTTGACAGAACTTTTCTGTTTCTGATACTAGAAAATCAAAGTTAGTATCTTCATCACGACCAAGACCATCAACAGTACCCATAATATCTTTATATGAGTCTTCGTTGAGATCTTTACGTTTATCAAGAGAGATTTTAAGAGCTTCGATAGATGGTGGTTGTTTGTATTCATCAACATATGTTGAATACGTATCGAAGATTTTTTTGAGGCTACCATCATCAAAGTATTCACCTTTGATATAAGGATATACCTTACGATAATAGTCTTCATTAAAAATTAGATTTGATATTACAGTTGTTTCGATCATTGAGGCATCCAGTTATTAGGTTGAGTATCGGCGGAGATTAACCCGCCGATACGATCAAGTATAGTTATATTAACATACATTACAAAAAATGTCAACCGTTTTAACTTGCCAACTCTTCGTCATTATCATCAATGACTGAATCGACTTCATCAACTGTATCATCTCGCATAATGCCGCCTGATGCGCCAATAGTAAACGAGTTCTTGATGAACTGGCTTAGATTTGTTTTCTCAAACATCATTAGCCAGAAGTCTTTATTATCATTTACATCTTTAGCCCTCATTAGTTTTTCTGAAATGACTTCACCAGTTTCTGGATTAACCGCTTCATACCAACCAACTTTAGGTTTATGTAAATATCCACCTTTCTCAGCAATTTCCATAAGACCAGACCACTTAACAATACCACCTTCATAGCTTACGCTTACTGGTATCTTAGCCTTTTCTCTGACATGCCTTGATTTTTCGATGTTAATAATAAAGTGATACCCTTGAATTTCTTGACCAACTTTATCTTGTTGTCGACCAATAATCCAAATAGCATCTGCTGAATAGTAAATACCTGTACCACCAGATACAACAGCCTTAGGAAACATTCCAATTTCTTGATAGGTATGGTTAACCGCAATCAATGGAATATCTTTTAGGTTGAGGTGTGGTGTTACAATACGGAACAGAGACTTAAGAGCTTTAGCCCTTGACATATCTGCTACTGATTTACCATCCAACGCGTCTTGCGTTTCTTTCTTAGAAGCTAAGTTACCGACTGAATCAATAACGATAACAACCTTGTCATCTTTTTCGATTTTATCGAGCTGCTGAGAAATATCAAACTTAAGTTGTTCAACATCGGTAATTGGTGTATGAACTACGCGGTCCATATCAATACCAAAGCTTTCAAAATAAGCTTGAGGTGTACCAAATTCTGCATCATAGAATAACAATACAGCATCTGGATTACGTTGCATATAAGCTCCAGCCATCAGCAACGCAAATGCTGATTTAAAGTGCTTTGATGGACCTGCCAAAACAAGGAGGCCGGGCGTTAGTCCACCGTCAATGCGACCGGATAACGCAACGTTTACCATTGGCACTTGTGTGGGTGCCATATCTTTTTTACCATAAACTTTCGAATCCAATAGAGGAGCCGTCATTTTAATGGTACTATTTTTCACAAGTTTGTCTATTAGACTCATATTATTTACTTCCTTCTACAATAGTAGTCAATTTACCTTTATAACCTTGTATCTTAGCTACTCGATCAGGCCAGTAAATTGTAGATTTATCAGGGTTCTTACATAAATTATCTAAGAACGGTGTTATTGATTTATAGAGGAGTTCTAGTCTATATTCAAGATCGTCAGCAGCAAGTTTGGCGTCGGTTAATTGATCTTCCAACGATTGTTTCTCATTGCTGACTTTCTGAATAGTATCTTGTGCTTCAGCTTCTTTCTCTTGAAGCTCTTCATCGATAAAGCTGAAACCAAAGTCAAAGTCTAGAACTTCTTCATAGACTTTATTAACCATTGGCTAGTTCCTTAAAGATTGAAAGATCATCGTCATCATCATCCATTGATAGAGATGTCGAGGTTGCTTCTGGCGCTGCTTCCTGTAACGTTGGCTGTGGAGCCGCTGTTGCTGCATTGCCCATATTGCTGAGATCAAACTCATCGTCTTCAGCTTTAGTTGGAGCTGATGGCTCTTCGTCTAATGCAAGTACACGATATAGTTTTGCTTTCAACTCTGCATAAGACTTAAAGTTCTTAGGATCGATAAGTTCTTGTAAAGAGTGTTCTTGGTTATAGATTTTTTCCAACTCTGCATCATCTTCACTAATAGCTGATGGGCTATCAAATTCAGACTTATCATAGTTAGGGTAACCTTCAAACTTACGAATTTTCAAACGGAAGTTTGCACCTTCCCATAGATCAAATGGGTTTACTGGAGATTCATCTTCGAACTGAGGATTCATTAAATCATTCAGTTTATCAAAGATCTTTTTACCAAACTGGTACATAAAGACTTTACCATCATTTTCTGGATTAGCACCGTCTTTAACAACAAGAATGTTAGCGACATATTTCAGTCTACGTTTTTGTTTACGGGCTAGATCTTTATCAGATTCAACACCTGAGTTCCACAACTTACCGTTGTACTCAGTTACTGGATCGTCTTGATTAATGGTGGTGAGTGAGTTTTCGATGTACCACTGTCCTGTTGGACCTTGGAAACCGTGATCCCAGATTCTTACGAATGGCATTTCTTCGCCTTGAGGGGCTGGTAAGAAACGAATGATTGCAAAACCATTACCTGCTTTATCGCGGGTTGGTTTCCACATTTTGCCTTCGTTTGGATCTGCGTAGCTCTTAGTAGAAATCTTTTCGAGCTGGCTGTTCAGTTTAGATAGAGAACTTGAACGGTTCTTTTTTAATGCGTCAAATGACATATTTTATATCTCCTAATATTGCTGTATATAGCATTGTTTATATTGCGATGTATGTGCAGGTTTTAAGCCTGCCATCTATTTATATCAAAAAAATCGTTCACGGATCAAATCTTTGAACTTTTTTTCATCAATTTCTAAGAAAGGTTTATACTTTCTTATTAGTCTTATTATATCACTTGCTATGATTTTGTCAACTATTTCTTTTTCCCAATAAGGAAAAATGTTGGCAATATGAGCAAGGATAGTAATAGTTTCCAAGCTTACTTTTCTTTGTTGATAGTAAGTCATTATCAAAGGATGTTGACCAACCACAGAAGTAAAGTTAGCTTGAAAGTTATCGTCCAGATTAGCGATTTCCGATTTAAATGTACGAGATAGAGTATCTATTCTCTTTTGCCATTCAATATAACGGTCCTCGCCTTCCTGTTCAATAATTTCTCGTATCCATACATTAGGCTTTACTATCATATTAGATAGCATAAGCTTTTCTGGATCGTCTTTTCTTGAAAGTTTTTCGAAAAAGTAGGCATCATTACGAGTCCTATACTTATCGTAAGACGCTCTTATTTTTCCATTGTACTTATGATAGTCATAATCAGAGGTAAAATGCTTTTTCATTGCAAGGTATTTTACATACCATACATAGCTGTCCTCGTTAGCATAACTTAGTGAGGTCTTGATCATCTTTAATTACCAATTTCGCTTCAACTGCTTCTGATCTTACTTTTTCTTTTAAGATAGAAGATTTTTTAACAATGTCTGCCACTGTTTCAATTTCTAAATTATTAATGCGTGCATATTCACATAATGCGTCGATATAGCTAATGCCACTCTTAAGCATGTACTGAATTTCATGATGTACCTTTTCAGGCGTCCTTGGCGCAACTAATGTTGCTTTGTCAACTAAGACATTTTGTACTAATTCGTTTTTATCCATTTAAAGTCTTTATCCCTGCGAGCCAATTTTGAGCCGCTGATTCTGCAAAGTGAAGTGATTTGCCTTCGTATACTTCTTCTAAAATAAATTCATTATTGATAAAGAATCGTACACCGGCGCCATTTTCTGTCGCGAAATAGCTAGCTTTAAGAGCTTGGCCATCTCTTTCAGAAATAAGATATTTTTCTGACATTATCTTTTCTCCTTAATATTTGAAGTTGCCTTAACACTACCACAAGAAGTGCAGTGTACAACTGTTGCTACAAAACGATGGTCACCGAGTTGTAAGGTTCTTTTACCAGTTGATATGTTTATTTTATCACAACAGCCGTTAATTGTCAACGGTTTATTTGAATTATATCCAACAATTTTAGATACAGGCTCGATACGCATTACCAACTCCTAATTATATTCCACATTATAACATATGCACAAGCCATGTTAGATAAAACAATTATAGTTCTTATAGCTGAAACCCAATTTTCATTCTTGGGATCATAACCATCTTCTTCATCAAAAGAACCGAGGGCGTGTTTCCATATTGTCCACACTGTCTTTAACATTACTTTTCCTCAAATAATACATCATTCACATAAGCGTTTTTATCTTCTTCTGATATTCCCATTGCAAGAATAGATCTATGAAGATGAGGGTTTAACTTTTGGTTTGAACAATACTTATTAAGTATTGGAAGGGTATTACGATGAGATACAAAAGCATTCTCTTTTAAATTTTCAAGATAATGATCTACTAAATGAGTTGTAACTTCAATAAATTGATCTAATTCTTCATCAGTATTAATGTTACCAACTGCGATCATATCATCTGAGAATATATCTTTTGCCCAAGGTGGTAATTCACGAGCTTTATTCCACTCTAAGTTTTTAACAGTTCTTTCCATTTCCTCATGATAAGGATGCGGAAATCCGTGTAATGGACTATAATCCATAAATGATCCAGTAATCTTCTTTGGACCAGCAACAATATCAAAGCCTAAAATAGGTAATTCATATCCTTCGTGTGGAAAGATATTAACATGCATTAACCATAAACCTTTACCATTCGGTGGTTCAATAGTTTTTAAATGTGCCTTTGATACGAGTTCTGATCTCCAAAAAGTATCGGTCCAACCAGTAAAATGCATAGCTTGAGTATACTTTTTATTATCGAAACGATCAAAGTGACTATCAAATTTAGTTGTCAGCTGATAAGCGTATTCATTTAATCTATCCCACAACTGCATTTGATCTACCTCTGTATTCTGGATTTTCGTCATATACTAATACAAGTTTATCTCTTGTCTTTTTATGACCCTTGTTGTCACTATATACCTCTTTTTCTCCTGTATTCTTCCAATAAGAAGTAAAACACACTACGGGAGAAGGTGTATGAGTAACTGTTCGTTTTTTAACTGGAAATATCATCTTCTTTTATTTTGGTTAGAGTTGCATAAGTATTGTCACTACTTATATTCCATTCAACTTCGTCACCAATATTAATGTTAGCAGCAAGTAATACATCACTTGGCAGAACTATAAAATGCTCTCCAGTTTCTTCATCTACTTGTACTTCGAGAATATGATTCATTTGTTTTTGCGAGCCCTTCGTGCTTTTGCATATGCATTTTCCATAACTGTTTCGCGTACAACTTTTAATTCTTTACGTCTTTGTCGTGCTGCATCTGATCTAGCCATGCGATCAGCGCGTTTAAGATTTTTCTCTAATGGAATAGTTGATTCGATTTGTTCTTGTTCCTGCATAACGAGGCTCCTTTATTAACTATATGATTACATTATATACTAAAGATTCCTTAATGTCAATCTATTTCTTTAGATAACTCATCAAAGAGTTCTGACGCAAAGTCAAAACATCTCTTTGCTTCATCAGCCATACTATCATCTAGTAACTCTCTGAATTCAGCGATAAGTACTTTAGTATCTCCATCGAACTCGTACATAAGTCCGCTTCCAGGTGTTTTCTTTTTAATCATTTGACCACCGTGCAATTCACCAAAATGGCGTACATACATATGTGCAAGTAACGAATGATTATCGTCAGCATCTGCTAATGCATTAATATGTGCTGCATATTTAGATACTGATGGAGGAAACTTTCCTGATGGTTCAAGACCAAAATGCTGTTCAAGCTCACGAATGTCTTGAAAGATACGTCTTGATCTTTTAATTTTGTTTAGATTTGGTGGAATGATAGCATTGCGCTCGAGTACTTCATAGTTCATGTACTGTGCACAAAGAAACTTGTGGTATAGTGCTGGATCTATACTGCCGGAAAGTAATTCTTTTGCAAATGCTCTACGTTCTGCTGCTTGGTGATGAGCCCAAGTAAGCTCTTTTAATTTGCTTGACATAATATCCTCATAATAATTTAATTACCACTTTTCTGTTGCTAAGTAAGTGGCCAACTCCCTGTGATTATGCCGCTAAGGCTAATCCAGATGGTGCGAAATTTTCATTTGCATTTAGTTTATGTTGATCTATACGCGATCATCCGGTAAACTCCACTTCACTACATCGTCCGTCGATCCTAGTTCAGCCCCATCAAAAACATACTGCCCGCTTTATCAGTGCGTTCCATCCTCATTACAGGGGCTGGAACAGTATGCTTTTGGTGGAGCTGTCGGGTACTGCCCCCGAGTCCGATCCAATTTCACGTTGCTTCAACGTTTACATGTTTATTTATATCACAAAATCGACTTATTGTCAACTTTTATTTAATCGTAACCTCGATTGGCTACAAATTCTAATTCTGCATTAATGACTTCAGCTTCACGAGCTTTATATGCTGCTTCAAATCCTATAGAACCATATTCCATTCTTTCGATATTATTCCAAAGTCTTTTAAAGTAAGATTCGTATATTGATTCTACTACGCTATCACTTGCTTTTATATCTATAAGCTGGCCTTTAATTAACCAGTTAAGTCGGTTGGCTTCTTTACGTACAAACGGTGTGCACATGGTGGGACCTCCTTGATCAAATTGGCGCGCCTGATATGATTCGAACATATGACCTTCGGTTTCGTAGACCGATACTCTATCCACTGAGTTACAGGCGCATGATTTATTTATGATCAAAGTCCCAGTGTTACCGAAATGTTACCGATAACACTGGGTAACAAATTGTTACAATCCGTTAGGAACAATCACATAATGAATTAATAGTACTAGAGCAACCGAAGCGCCTAGACCAATCATCATTTTCATAAAGTCTCTTCCAACTAATGGGAATACACTACTGAATTTACGTTTGCCAGTAAACTGCGCGATTGCAAGTTCACGTCCTGCAAGCATACCAACGAATACCCAAGTTGTGGACATAGGAATATCGTTGAGTTCCTTGAAGAAATACAAACATAACCAATAGAATAAATCAATTAGTGTAGCAGATCTTACGTATCTTGTATTATGCTTTTCAAGTACGATTGATTGTATTTTACCACCTCGTTCTCTAAACATAAAGAACAGGCCAACTACAAACACCACACTGATCATAACCATTAGATCTACCGGTACTTGACGAGGTAAGAATACTGCAATGTTAGCCATATCGTGAGACAACCAAGTCCACCATAAACCGCCAGTTGCAAACCATTGAAGAACTCTCCAAAGATTTTTGTTTCTTTCCTGTACATCTGCAGCTTCATCTAACCATCGGCTTACAAAGAACCATACTCCATAAGCAAATATTGCTGCAATACCATAACCCATAATTGATTTCATCAACATCTTTTCTAGCACAAAGGTACTTGCAAAAGCACTCAACACTAAAAAGGAAGTTGATACCGGAACACCCAGTCGCGTTAGTAATACAAGGATACCAGGCGCAGCCGCATGATACCATTGGATTTCTTGCCACGGAATTCTATTTAATCTTCCATATGATATATCACCACCATTAATAGACCAACCATACCACAATGTCGCGATAAGAACAGCAGATGCTGCGGCCCATAATGTTTTGTAGTTAAATTTTTCGTTATTTGACGCCATCCAAGTACCAAGTGTCTGTACTGAATCGTTGGCAATTACTGCGTATGCAGCAAATAGGAACCCGATTGTGCTCCATAAAGTTAAATATTCCATTATATAATCTCCTAATCAAATGTATATCGAAGTTCGGTTTCAAAACCGTGCTTCAATCTATTAGTATCTTCACCTTCCCATTTACCTTTTAAAGTAAATGAGTTATTAAATTTAACTTTGTATCCAATTTCTGCTGAGTATCCATCTGTCATTGGACCTGCTTCGAAATATAGATTATTATCAGCTTTAAATCCTAGTCTAAGATGATTTGCTGTTTTATCATAGTTATCATTAATAAACTTTTGTTTTGTCTTAAATTCGACATATGGTGTTGCATTTGCACCACTCACACTTACACATAACAATGCTGCTATGAATAGCCTCATAGATTTTCTCCTTTATTTTTATAAACGCTTTTACCACGTTTTTAGTTAAAAAAAGAGCCGGCTTTTACCACCGACTCGCTTTATTTATTTAAATAAAGGTTTAATCTTCGCCTATCCAAATGTTAATACTTACTAAATTTTGATCTTTGTTTGATATAGCGTATTCTATACCAAGTTTATTTAGTGCTTCTCTTAATGCTATTAGCTTAGCAGGTTCTTCAGGTTTTTCCCAAGCTGCAGGAGGGTTTGGTTCCATTAGCTCGTTATAATCAAGTTCCATTAAACAGCTTTCTTTAGATCGCCGTGGTTACCCTCATGCGATGGAGCTTCCCAGCCCTCTGGTTTCATTAAATCCGGTAATCCAAACGGGTTTGGACGGCCTTCTTTAACTCCTGGGCTTTTTGCCATATTAGCTCCATAAACACGATTCCAAGCATCATTAGCATTAACGCCAAATACATCGAGAGTACCAATAGCAAAAACGCACATGTCGATAAGACCATCCACGATTTCCTCAGGATCTCTTGCATCGATTGCATCCATTGTTTCATCTAGTTCCTCCTTACACATCGAGAGACGAAACTTAATGTATTTTTCCATTAGCTCTCGATTGTCTTTATTGGCTTCAAACCAATCTTTAACGCCAAACTTTTTATGCATAGCGTCAATGTCTGCAGCCCAGTCATTAGTTTTTACTTCTGCCCACTTTGCCATAATATATCTCCTTAATTTCCAATAGTTGCTGACTCGAATACTCGATTATGAGTATCAGTACAGCGAATAAATGTCGTGCACTTAGAAAGATCTTTAATCTTGTTTGCACCAACGTAGGTACAGGTAGATCTTACTCCTCCTAATATATCTTGTATAGTTATTGTAACACATCCTTTGTATTTTGTCAACACTGTTCTTCCCTCGGATGATCTATAATCTTTAAGACCACCAAAGTGTTTACCATTTGCAGTGTCTGAACTCATTCCATAAAACTTTACAAACTGTTTTTCTTCTATTTTACGAGTATGTTTATCTAAATGAGATGCTACTTCGTATACTAGTTCGTCAGTATCATAATATTTAGTGATAACTTCACCGCCACCTTGATCGTGACCTGCAAGCATTCCACCTAACATTACAAAATCTGCTCCACCAGCAAATGCTTTTGCTACATCTCCAGGAGTAGAGCAACCACCATCGGCAATAATATGACCGCCAAGACCATGCGCAGCATCTGCACATTCGATGACAGCGGAGAGTTGAGGATAGCCACAACCAGTTTGTATGCGAGTAGTACATACAGAACCAGGACCAATGCCGACTTTAACGATATCAGCTCCATTTAAAATTAACTCCTGTGTTTGATCAGCAGTAACAACGTTACCTGCTATAATAACAATTGCGGGATATGTTTCTCTTAAAACGCGTATAAAATCTGTAAATCTTTCAGTATAACCATTTGCCACGTCCACGCATACGTACTTTAATGTTCCCAATGTATATTGATAAACTTCGGCAAGTTTTGACCAATCATCTTCGCCAATACCAATACTCATTGCAACGTTATTTATCCTAGAATGAGAATGCTCGAAGTCACCAAAGAATTCTGTAAGATCTTTTGCTGAATATGTTTTAACAAGACAAGTAAACATATTTTGCTCAGCTAATGTATCAGCCATTTCCATTGTACCGACACCATCCATATTTGCAGCCATAATAGGAACGCCATTGTAGTGGCCTATGACTTCACGGACATTATCTGGAAAATTTGGTTGATAGTTTCTAAACTTATATCGTATAGATACATCTACTTCTTTGCGAGACTGAAGAGTACTACGCTTTGGTCTAATCAAAACGTCCTTGTAGTCTAGTTTGATTTCATTATCAATCCGCATTTTGCATCCTTTGTATTTGGTCTTTAAGGTTAAGCTTTTCTACTTTTAATTTTTTGATAAATTCTTCTGGTGCTTTTTCAGCTTCAGCAGCTTCAATCAACTTATGATGATGGTTGTGCTGTTTTACTAAATGTTCGAGTTCTGTCATTATATTTCTCCTTATGAAAAGAAATCTTCAAGTGTTGCGATTTTAACTGCTGACCAACCTACAGCATCGAGGATAGCTTCCAATGGAGATAGGAATACTTTTTCGAACTGCTTTTCGTAGTCAATATATTCGTGTAAACCAAATTCTTTAGGAAGAACACCTGGAAATGAGATGATGTTTTCTTTGATTGGATTTGGAGTTTTGAGGTAGCAGAATTTGATTTTGTCGCCACCTGATACGGCTGAAAACTTTTTAGCAAGACCTTTTTGATTAAGGTAATGATTGTATAGAATACAACCGCGAACATGCATAGGACAACCTTTCTTATATAGATTGCCTTTGTCACGATATTTATCGATGTTATCAGTACCAGAGTTACGACCAACATCTTCCGGTGGAAGTTTGTAGAATTCTTGTCGAAAGTCTTCAATAAACTTTTGAACAGCTTCTTCATCGCCATTCATAATAACTGAGAACGATTCTTTAAGTTTGTTACGACATACTTCCGGAGTTGAAGATCGTACTGATTCGAGACCTGTAACACTGATCTTTGGAGTTTCGTAATGTACACCTTCGGAGTTGAGGGTATTCATAATGTATCGTTTCTTAGCAATGAACACTGATTTATCAGTAATCTTTTCACGTTTCATTACCATTGCTTGACGATAAGAACCCATCTTGGATGCGAGTTCTTTGTAACCATTTTCGATTACTTCTTCGATCTTTGATGAGCAAACTTTATCAAGGAACTCTTCACCTTTCTTACGATCAATATCAGTAGTACCAAACGAAGCTTTAACCAAAGGACCGAAGTCAACGTAAATTGAATCGGTATCGATATAGACGATATAGTCTTTGTCGTTTGTTTTAAGTATCTTGTTGAGATAAGCATTCACTGAGTTTTGAGCATATCGAATAGATAACTGACCAGATGTAGTAATTGCTTCAGCCATGTCGTTAATATAGTACAAGAAGTAGATATTAGCTGTGGCGCCATATAGCGAGTTCATAGCAATTTTAATAGCCATTTGCTGGTTATGGAGGTTGTTTGCCTCACGTTTAAGAGCAGATTTGTGGCTAGGATCAGTTGTAACTTCGAGTTCTTGTTCGACACTGAGCATCTTTTTCTTGATTATTGAACGATTACCGTAGTACTCGTCAATGATTTCAGGAATAACACCTTTGAATTCATTAGTAAAACATGCACCATTGGCTGCAACAGAGACAGATTTATCATCGTTTTGGAAGTCACCTTTGAGTACCATTTCTTGAGATACGTATTCACGACGATCTTCAACATAAGTTTCAGGTGACATATTATATTGTAACATAAGGTGCGGATATAGAGAGTTAAGATCGAAAGATACAACCCAAGGATGCATACCAACTTTTGGATCTTTAACATAACCACCAACAAGATCACCAGCACGTTGGCCAGGACTACCTTTAAGTGGAGGAACACGACCTTCTTTAATCAATCGACGATAAAGTGTTGTTTCCCAGATACCAACTGTACCAAATGCATCATTGAAGTTAACACCACCGCCATAAGCAACAGTCATAACAAGAGCAAGTAGACCAGTTTCATCTTCGAAACGTTGGATCAACCAAGTATCTTTAAGGTTATAGTCGAGATAGAGTTGTGGATTTTGTTCATACAAAGCAGTAAGGTTACCATACTCAGAGTAATCGAGTTTCTTTTCACCAAGAACTACGTGAGCAATATGATCGAGTTTCCAAGATTCTTGTGGTCCATACTTATAACCAAACTTTTTGAACGCATCCATATAGTCAACAATAGCAACACCAAGGATCTGGTAAGTTTGTTGCATTTTACCGAAGAATTCACGACCATATGGTTTAATAGAACGCCAAGGAGATAAGTCTTTTGCAAACTCTTCGCCAAATAGACGAGACATACGAGTAATAAGATATTGAATATCAAAGTATTCGACGTTCCAGCCTGTTACGATATCTGGATAATCATTACACCATAATTGTCTGAACCTACGAAGTAATGCTTCTTCGGTATCAAACTTCATAAAGGCAATATCATCAGGATCGATATCGAGTAACGTTTGAGATTTATCATAGTCTTTACGACCAAGGAGATGGTAAGTATTAGACTTAGAAGATTTGTATGCGATAGAGGTAATTTCTTTATCAGCAGTATTCATATCAGGATATCCATCAGCAATATCAACCTCGATATCGAATGATACGATATTAACCTGACTTACGTCGTAATCGACTTGACTTGGATATTTTTGTTGAATGAATTGAGCGACGTAGTTAGTAGTACCACCGATTTCAAAACCGTGTACATCTTTATATTGTTCAACCCAGTCCTTAGCCTCACGCATAGTATCCATAGTTACTGGAGTCATAGGGCGACCAGTTGTAAGAGACTTGTGTTGGCTTTGGCCAGATTTGTCACCACCTACAAAGAGAGTGGGAGAGAACTTTACCTTACGTTCAAAGCGTTTGTTATTTTCATAACCACGCCATAATATGTTGTTGCCGTAACGTTCGACAGATGTGTAAAAACTAGACATGATAATCCTTGTATTTCAATATGATTCATTATATAACAAAAACGAGAGTTTGTAAACAATTATTTTCGTGGGTCGATATCTGATGCGATTTCTTTGTTTGGTGATTTGTCTTTAGCTATCATGTAAGCCATTGATTGAATATCTTCTAAAATGTGTTGACAACCAGACCTATCAAAGTCTGGTTTTTCGTTTCTTAGTCTATGCATTTGTATTGCTTTATCATGCATAACATTAATTCGTTCTATAAGTTGTTCAATAGTATGGTTCATCTTGCTCCTATGCTGCTATTTGTGAGAAATTCTTAACCTTATCAAATTTTACGTGAGACATAAACTTGTCACCAAACTGATGTCCACGATGCGAGATAACAAAGATGTTATCATCTGAGTTTAAATTATGTAGAGTATCGATCAACATTTCAATACCTACGCCATCGAGTGCGCCATCTAGAGTTTCATCTAGAATAAGAAGATTAGTCGATACTGAGTTACGTAGTTTAGCAACTGCTCTCCAAGCCAACATAATGGCCAATGTAATACGTAGTTTCTCACCTTCAGAGAACGAAGCATATGAGAAGTTATCACGGAAACGAGATCGTATTACTTCATTAAAGTTTTCGTCTAATCTAAAATCAACGAAGAGATCAAATGCGCTGAGATACTTGTTAATAAGCTTGTTCATAACAGGAACATATTGCTTAATGATCTTAGCTTTGATACCACCATCTTTTAACATAGCGGCAGTTACACCAATAACTTCTTTTTCGTTGTATAGTGTTGTTTGATCTTTTTCTATCTGTTTAAGATCTTTATAGTAACCATCAAGTTTTGCCGTGTCAACTGCTTCGACTTCTTCTTCAGCTGTATCAAGCTCATTTTTATATGATATTAAAGCATTTTTTGCAACTTTAATAGATGCTCGTTGATCGCCAATACCAAGATTGATGTCTCTCATTTGATCTTCAATACCTGATATAACTTCCAAACGATCATCATAAATCTTTGCTTTTTCAGCCAGTTTTGCTAATCCTTCTTCTAGTTCACAAACCTTTTCATCTTTAGCAACAATAATACTGGATTTAAAATCATGCTCAATACCTTGTTTACACGTTGGACAATCATCGTGATCGTGATAGAATGCAAGTTCTTTTTTGTAAGATCTGATTTGCGACTCAATATCACGCCTTAATGATTTAGCCTTTTCAGACTTTGATTTCATATTAGGCTTGTCTTCTACATCTTTGATGAGAGCATCAAGCTCTTCATTTTTAGCTTCCATTACAAGTTTTGCTTCTTCAATAACCTTAATATGTCTATCCATTTTTTCACGAATCTTATCAGCTTCATCTTCTCGAATTTGACGAATTGATTGGTTATGATCTTTTGCTGATTCAATACGAGTTTCGACAAGATCCTTTTGATAAGCATTTTCCGTAATATCAGTTTTGTTACTACTAATTTTATCTTTTAAGAGTGTATTCATAGTACTAAACACTTGGATATCGAGTAGATCTTCAATAATCTCTCGACGCTGTCCAGTAGATAATTCCATAAAAGGAACATATGTAGCACTACCAAGGATAACAATCTGAGTAAAAGATTTATAGTTAAGCTTTAGAATATTCTGTTCTAAGTATGCTTGATAATCTCTTACTGCCGCATCCTGATTAAGTAGTGTACCATTTAAACTGATTTCAAAGAAGTTTGGCTTAATACCACGACGTATGTAGTAGTTATTAGAGCCAATACTAAACTCGATTTCAGCTATCAGTTCTTTCTCATTAATAGAATTAATCAGTTGGTTTTTACTAATCTTACGAAAAGCTTTGCCATATAAAGCAAATGTAATAGCATCAAGTAATGTTGACTTGCCGCTACCGTTTGAACCACTGATTAGAGTAGTTTTAGATTTGTCTAATAGTATCTCGGTGAACGAGTTACCAGATGATAATAGGTTTTTATATCGTACTCTTTTGAAATGTATCTTCATTATAAATTCTGTGCCTCAACATAAAGTTCGTCAATTAACCTTTTTACATGTATCTTATCAACTTTAGTTTCTAAAGCATCAATATACGTATGCAAGATTTCCTTGGTATCTTTGGTTTCATCCATAAGATCTTCACCAACTTCAATCTCTAGGTTAAGAGCATCTTCAATAGATTTAACATCAGCTGCTCCAGCGTCTGTCAATTTATTTAGGAATAAGTCATAGATATACGGATTTGTTCTGTTCTTAACAATAACTTTAATAAAGGTATCTTTAAGAGCACTTACATCAAGATTAGCGATATCTTCAATAGTCATATCGGTATCATCATACTCTAATTTATAGAAGATAACGTTTGGATTAAGTATCCATTCCATCTCACGAGTTTCAGTATCAAGTACTCGGAAACCACGTTTACCTTGATAATCAGACCAAGTCATCTCATATGGAGAACCAAGATATGATATATTGTTATAGGTAGATGGATGATGGAAATGACCAGAATAAACTGCTTCAAAATTAGTAAACACGTCTCTTGTAAGACCGTGATCACATAAGTGGCCTTTATCCATTTCAAAACCTTGAATAGAGAAATGACCCATACACATATGTGCATCAGACTCTTTAATATCTTTCATCATTTCTTTATAGTTGGTATTGTTAATCCACGGAACCATTAAGAATTTTGTTGATCCAAGAGTAACATGCTCACACTTATCTTCATAGATGTTAAAGTTATCATACTCACGTAGAAGCAAATTCATAGAGTTGACTTCATTAGTGTTTGTGTAATAGGTTGTATGATTACCCACCAAGGCATGATACTCAATACCACGCTTTGCTATTTGATCAAAGAAAAACTTTTTACCACGTTCCAATGAAACATAGTTAATAAATTTACGTCGATCGAATGTGTCACCAAGGTCAAAAATGACTTTGATGTTGTTCTCGTCGATATACGGGAAGAAGATCTCTGAAAAGAAACGTTCTTGATGATCTAAGAATAACTTAGAATCACCGCGTACACCGATGTGCATATCAGTTACAATTGCGATTTTCAAATTTTAGTCCTTATTTTCTTCTGATTTTTTAGATTCTTCTTTTACCGTCTTATCAGCTTTTTTCTTAGCTTTGTCTTTTGCTAATTTATCTTCAAAGTCTTCAATAAAATCATTCATATAATCAGCTGCTGTACTTAAATGGATATTTAAGTCTTCTTCTCCGCCAGTATGTGTACCACCTGTAGTAATCATATGCTGAGAAGATTTGAAACGAATATACATCTGTTTCTTTTCCTTAGCAATTCTACGTAAGAATGCATACCATATAATCTGTGTAAAGTAGGCGAATGGGTTTTGAGATTTCTCTTCATTAAAGTTCATGATATATAATAGACAGTTTTCGATACCGTCTGAGATCATATCTTCTTTATAAGAGTATCCCGAAAAATTTGGTTTGGTTGCCAGTCTTGTAGCAATCTGAAAGATACATTCGCCGATATAATCGGGTACTCTTGGTCTTCCTTCACCTGCATCTTCAGCTTCTCTGCACAAAGCCTTGTATGCAACTAATGCTTCAAGAAGGTCCCTGTTGTTCACGTAATTTCGTGTGGCACGTCTTTTGGCCATAAAATCAACCTCCGTTAATATATTTGATACCAATATAACATAGCTTTAAGCAAATGTCAACTGATTTGTTGAAATAAAATTATTTTTAAAATAAGTGAAAAAAACAGTTGACACCTTGTAGAGCCTATGGTATAATAGGATTATCATCCTTAAAACACTAATGAGCATGTTGTTAGATGTCAACAGTATAGACTCTAGAAGCAAATTGTTCGCGTCCATAGATCTCGATCCGCTTCTTAAAATGCTGTAGAGTATAGTTCTCAAATGATCCATGTGTTAAATCATCAGTAATATCATATAGAGTTGCCTTATCGGCGTCGTTGCCTTTTCTCAAGGCACGACCAATTGATTGCAATACCTTCACTTCAGATTTAGAACCAGAAGCAAAGATCACATTGTCAAGCTTCTTAAGGTTCACACCAGTAGAAAAGACTCCATATGAAGCAAGGATGTTATGTTGCTTGACTGGATCGTTTTCAATCATATGTCTAATACGTTCGCGTTCGTCGCCTTTCGTTCCACCATATATAAAGTGCAATTGTCTTCCTTCTTTTTCAAGCATTGGTGCAAGAATCTTACCATGCTTTTCTACTAAATCAAATAAGACCAAATTATTCTGACCTTCAAGAGACCATAATAGGTTTCGTATAAAGATGTTTCGTTTGTCGTTATTTACCAAGAATTCACGCTCAGCAGGATAACGTTTTTGAGACTCTTTAATCTTTTTAAATTCAGTATAGAAATTCTTACGAGCTTCTTTACTATGAGAAAGCACAATTGCTTTAATATTAAAATCAGCGATCGTACCAGCATCCATAAGATCTTTAGTAGATACATGCTTACGAACAGAACCAAAACAACCTTCTAATACAAGACGATGAGTTTTGCTTTCTTCTGATTTTAAAGTACCGGTAAAGCCGTGACGATAATAACATTCATCAAGACCTTCCATAATTTTTTGTAATGATTTTGCTTGGAAGAGATGAGCTTCGTCTCCAAGTACAACTTTGAATTGGCCTAACCAATCTTTATTGACTTTCATTAGAGACTGCCAAGTCGATATAACAATAGGTGCAGTTGTATTTTTATCAACACCACCTTGTATCTTATAGATATCGTTTTTATCGCATCCATAATCTTCAAAGTCACCAGCCATCTGATGTACTAACGAAATAGTTGGAACAATAATAAGTGTACGATGATCGAATGTTCTATAATAATGTTGTTGCATTAAATAGATAATTAATGATTTACCAGATGATGTAGGAGATAGTGATAAGGATCTGCTATCCCTTAAAGCATCAACAACGTATTGATTTTGATAATCACGTGGTTCGAATGGACAATTAACTTCTTTTGCTAATTCATATGCATAGTCATCAGGAATCTTTTCACCATTCATTAAATGATCAGGAGCATTAAGTTGATAACCACGCTCTTCACAAAACTTTTTAAGACGAGGGAATAGTCCAACATATAGAACTGGACGCATAGGTTGATATAAGCGGATTACACCATCCCACATTCTATTCTTATAAGCAGGAGAAAATTGATATCCCTGAGGCTTAAAAGAAAAATATTCTGAAAGTTCCATGCGAACACCTGAATCTCCTGTCACTAATAAGTGTACGGCATTCTTTTGTTCTACATTTAATACATCTGGCATATATCACCTATTCATTAATAATAACTATACCACTATTTATCTGCATTGGCATCAATATTCTCCGTGTTGGAATTTAAGCACTGCGATCATGTTATTAATAATAAAGTTACGACTATGAATAGTCTTTACAATATCTTCCAAAAAATCGGCGTTAGCAGTATGGTAATCTATTTTGAGACTGAGACGAATAATATCAGCATCTGCTTGTAAATGCTTATCAAGGTCTTGTCTGATAATTTTCTTTTGCTGTGGTTTCCAACCTCGATCTTTGAGATCTTCTTCAGCCATAGAACCGTCAAGCCATTCACGTTTTGCGAGCTCAAGTTCTTTATAATCATAACGAAGCTTCTTAACTTTTAAAGCTTCCTTATAATACATGTTATAGTATTTGTTGTGGAGTTGCGGAATCTTCTTAGCTTCTCCGCCAAGATTAGATTCGTCGATCTTGACATCTTCAGCCCAGATTGCGCTAATTTCTTCAGTGCTCATTGTATAACTATCCTCAGTTCAATAACGTTTTATAATATATTATAATACAGTTTTATCGAAATGTCAACTAATTTTTTTCCAGGTCATATTAGTATAGCGGAAAGTGACGTTGACTTCAGGAGGAACTACGTCAGAATTTGTAGCATCAAGGGCGATACCACTGAGGGCTGTTGGAAATGCTTCTGTGAATGTAAATGCGATGTTACCGTTACGAGCACTATTTTCAATAATGACCGTAATATCAGATCTCATACCTTCTTTTGATGCGATAAGATCAGATCTTTGCTTAGAAGTCTCAGGATTACCCATTCCTTCCATCCATGCCAGTATCTCGTAGTAGTTGTCCATATTTTCGTCTACTATAAAGGATAGGTCAAGATCTGAGTATTCTATTCTATCAGGTGTCTGGTAGATGTTATGGATAGGAGATAACTGCTGTGGAGCATTCATACTGAGACCAGGAATGTTGACCCTTTGTGTAAAGAATTCAACAGCCGGAAGCCTCTCTATAACGATCTTAAACGAGATCGGTGACAAATAATTTGTAATCATGTGAAATTTCCTATTGACATTTGATTCGTATTGTATTACTATTTATAAATACAACACCAGAACAATTAGTGGAAAGCGCTATGTCTAAGGATAAACCGATAGTTTATGATGATCCTGTTGATGACTGTACCCACTGGATTGGAAAAATGTAATATAAAGGAATATATAATGAGAAATTTTGTAATAAATAGTTGGGAAGTAGTGATGGATCACGAAAAGAATCCCTTAAGCAACATACCAGACTTTTCTACCCGTCATATGATTATGCAGGTATTAGCATGGATGTGGTGTATTGTATTTGCTATCATCGTAGGTAGCATGTGGGCAGGAGT